GACTGATATAGATACATTGTTTGAAGACCATAAAGAAATGAAAGGACTTATATTTGAATCAATCAGATATAAAGAACAAGAGTATGTATTTAAGAATACTGGTTCTGTACTTTCATTGCGCTCATCTGAACAGGGTGATACACTACGTGGACGTAAGGCTCACAAAATCTATATAGATGAGGCAGCCTTTATTAATGAGTCCACTATTGTAGAAATATTACTTCCTATGATTACTCGTACTAATGGTAGTATGGTTATCACATCAACACCTAACGGACGTAACTGGTTCTATGAGTGGTTCTTAAAAGGACAAGAGAGTCATAACGACTTCGACTCCAATAATTTAGTATCTATTCAAAGAGACTACAGAGACTTAGGAGATGAAGAAGTAAATAAAATTATAGATGTCTTTAAAGATATTATGACATCTGATCAATTCAATAGAGAGGTTCTAGCCCAATTCATAACAGATGATACATTGTTCTCTAACGTAGACAACTGTATAACTAACGAGGTTATCGAAATAGAAGACGGTGATGAACTTTTCATTGGAGTTGATATCGGAGTTAGTAATGACTTTACAGTTATAACTGTTATGAATCAGAGATATGAAGTTATTGAAATAGATAACTTTAATATGCGTGAAGACAAATTAACTCATCAAGAGTTTAAAGATAGAATGATGGCTATGTATTATAAGTACTTTAAGTACCTAGTAGCTATGTATATAGAAAAGAATAATCAAGAATTACTTATTGAAGAGCTGGAAGATTCTTATAAAGACTCCTACAAGATATACCCTTTAGGTATGCAAACTGAAACGAAGGGAGTAGTGATAAGCAATCTAAGGTTCTTATTCGATAAGATGCGGATTAGTATACCTGATAATAGTGTATTAATTAATGAGCTGTATGGTTACAAGGCGAAGCGCTCTGCTCTAAGTGGACGGTTGCAGTATTCCAATAAAGGTGTCGACCACGATGACCACGTAATGTCTTTAGCCATAGCAGCTTACGCAGTTCTTGAAGAAACTGGAGCTGGTGTAATAACAACATATTAAAAAATAAGATTATGAAACTAAAAGAAGATGTAATATTACAAGGGTTAAGACCTGAGATGTTAATAGCTGTTATCGTTTCTAACGATGTATATGCTAAGTACGGAGAAGAGTTAGTTATAACCAGTGTAGTAGATAGTAAACATTCTGCTACATCATTACATTATAGTGGTTGTGCTATAGATTTAAGAACAAGGTTCTTTGAATTTGATGAGGTAAGTCTTGTTGCTGCTGATATAAGAGGTAGGTTAACAGAAGACTTTGATGTAGTTGTTGAGTCAGATCATATTCATATAGAGTATCAACCTATATATAAATAGGTGAACAGTAAACAAAAATACAAGCTATCTGTAATCATTATAATAGCAATATCCTTATTTATATTACTTACGTTTTTAAGGGTTGTTATTAGTGGTGAAGAATTAGAGGCTCACACAAGAGATGTGGTCGCTGGTATTATGACAGCTATGATAGCTATAGTTAGTATGATTATTGGTAGTAATGAAAACAAAGAATAGAATATGAAGTGGATAGACTATATTAATTCAAAGGGAAACCTTGAGGGATACTTAATTAAAAAGTACGGAGAGATAAGCGCTAAATCGCTTATAAGACTCTTTGAGACGAATGTACCCATACCATTAACTGATTCATTTAATACCGTTAAATCAATCGACAATATGGTTTTCGGGCAATTTATAATGGCTGAGAGAGCGTTGACTACACACGACGACCAGTACTCATCATTAATGGAATTAGCATTCTCTATACTAAGACCTTTAAGTGACAAGACATTTGATAACACAGATGACGATAAAGAAACTCAGTTAAGGACTGATGTACTTGACAGTGAGGCTAAAGATATTATAGAGGAATGCATAAAGTATTCTGATATGAGAAACAAATTTGTAAAGGAAGATTTTGCTGGTGTGTTTTATAAGACACCTGATGAAGCAGATGAGGATGATGAAGAGGAAGAGGATTCAGAAGAAGAGTCATTTGAATCAAAGTTTAGTAGAGATTGGTATTGGTACACTATAGTCAACTCTCTTGCATCCGATGACATATTGAAGCACGAGGCTATATATATGATGAAGATGCGTGACGTAGCTCCTCACCTAGCTTATTTAAGAATGAAAGGTATAATAGATTATAAACGACACAAAGCCCAAGAGATGGCGAATAAACTTAAACGATAATGGCAGATACAAACATATTAGAAAAGTATAACACAATCAAACAAGCAGCGTTGGATACCGAATTGGTATCTAACGTTACCTTATGTGTTGACGAAGGAGAAGTATTAGAGCAAATGGCTAATGCTGATTCCAGAGAATTAATTATAATACCAGTTGACTTCGCTTTATTTAGAAGTAACAGCTTTATTAGATTTGATATAATGATTGTTGATAAGGTTAACAATAGAGATAATGAAGAGTATGTATTGCAATCTTGGGCTAATGGTATGGCTTTCCTTACTGACTTAACAAGCAGGTTGAATTACAAGGAAGACGAAAATACTATAGTAGAGTCATCCAGCTTTGGAACAACAAGGATAGGCGATGAGGCTCAGTATAAAACTCTTACAGTAATAGATTCATCATTAGATATATCAATAGATAGAGCAACAAGGATTAAGTATTAATGATAACACAAGCACTCATATTTAAAAAGGATAACGGCAAACGTTCAAGGACTGCTGTTGGTTTCACAGAGCTACTTGAAAAGGTAGATAAGACGTGGAAGAAGACTCAGAAAGATGTCGCTTCGGCAATGTCTGCGGGTACTACTGTACTTACAAAGCTAATAAGAAGTAGGCTAAAAGGAAACAACGAGATGAGTGGTAGATTGAAATACGCAAAGAAGTCTCTATTCAATGTTAGGACTGAAGAGAAAGATGGATTCTTTAGATTTCATTACGAGTATGACTTTCCTATATCAACAAGTAGTAAGAGATGGAAGTATGGATTCTTCTTTGCAGATCCAACAGTAAAACTAGGTAATGTGGATGCTATAAGGAGATGGTTAAAGAGGAAGGCTGCTCAGGGAATGAAGGTATATTACCTAAAGAAAACAAAGGATGGCTATGTACAAGAAACACCAACTAAAGACTGGCAATGGAACGCAGCAACATTTGCTGTATTAAACAGTAAAGGTGGTGAGAGTAATTACAAACCTGATAAAGATTGGTGGAAGCTAGACATTAGAGGTAAAGATGCTCAGGTATTAGAAGAAACATTATTATCAAAACACAGACAATTAATTCAGTATCAATTTAAAAAAGGTTGGAACAACCTACCTAGATAAAATATAATACATAATGGGAAATAGAAAAAATCAAATAGCAATAGAATTGTTGTTGGAGACCAGTGCAGAGCTTAGAGGTTATAAAGCTGAACTGGATAGAATGAGTAAGATACTCAAAGACCACAATAGGAAGAATGCAGCGGAGAGTAAGAAGCTAAATGTAACTCAGCACAATAACCTCATCAAGGATAAGGAAAAACTTGATAAGTTATATCGTAGCAAACTTATAAAGGCAGAGAAGAATTATCAGAGGGATATTGGTAAGGCTGCCGTAAAAGAAAATGACAAGCGTAGAAAAACTTATGTTGGCAAATGGAAACAAGCGTTTGGTACTTTAACAAGATATGCTTCAGCGGGTGCTTTAATCTTTAAAAGTATAGAGATAGGTAAAGAGATTGTATCTGAGGTTTTAGCCTTAGAGGTTGCTATAGATAGAGTTGGAGTAATTACAGCTTCTACATCAGCAGAGGCTGGTGTTCTTACAGATACTATATATAGAATGGGTACTGGCTTTGGTATAGCTACAGCAGATGCTACTCAGTTCGTTATAGAGATGTCTAAACTTGGTAAGTCCATTGGTGAGATAGAAGCGTTGTCAGAACAAGCTGCTGGTCTATCTGTTATACTTGGTGAGGATTTATCAACTTCTGGTAAGCTTATGGTTACCACTATGAACCAGTTTGGTTTATCTACATATGAAGCTGGTAGGGTGGCAACAACATTCTTTGAAACTATTAGAACATCTCCAATTGGTGTTAAAGACTTGCAGACTGCAATGCAGTATGTAGGTAGTGCAGCCGCTGCTGTGGGTTTAGAGATTGAGCAAGTAGGTGTTATGATTGCTGAACTATCAAAACTTGGTCTTAGAGCATCTAAGATTGGTACTGGTATGAGAAACGTAATCCTTAAACTATCAGCCGATAGTAGAGGTTTTGCTGGTGCTATGGAAGAAATGGCTAAGAGGGGTATTACATTATCTGAAGCTGTGGATTTGTTTGGTAAGAGAGGTGCATTAGCTGGTTACAACCTAATTAATAGTTGGGATGATTTAAGAGCTGAAGTAGAGGATAAGCCTATTGTTCCTGACTCAAACTTTCTATGGGAAAGTCTTAGAACAACAACCAACCTTACAACAGAATTAGCGAGGAGATATGCTCAGTTTAGGGCATTGATTATTGGTAAAGATTATAAAGACCCATTTGGAGACCTAAGGGAATTATCTTCAGACCTTAGACTAGTAGGTCTTGAAGTTGAAAACTTACCACAAAAGGTTTCAAGCTTAACAACAGAGCTTGAAAATGCTGGTGAGGAAGTTACATCACTGAAAATATTAAAGAAGATACTTACTCCTCAGGAATGGAAAAAGTTTGAACACGAGCAAATTGAGAATGCAGATGGGTTCTATACTAGATTTATAGACTCATTTAGCGATATAAAATCAAGCGCTCGTAACGAAAGAAAAGATACCATACTAGATTCTGTACTTGGAGGTATTGATAAGATTGGTGCTGATATAAATGCTAAAGGAAATATACTTAGAGAGATAGAAACACTAAGGAAAAATTTTAGAGAAAAAACAGAAGACCTTGTTAAAGAGATTAGACGTGGTAATATATCAGGTGCTGACGCTAAAAAAGAAATAGAAAAGTGGAGTGAGGAGTTTGGTGAGGCTTTAACTGATGCTTCTTCATTTAAGTGGGAGGACACTGGTCTAGAGGCTGGATACAGACAAGAGTTACTTACTATAGCGAGAATTGATGACATTGTAAAGAAAACAACTAAGGCTAATGAAACTCTATTACTTGGTGTATCTAAAAGTCTCGACTTAGAAGCAGCCATAAAGGTGTACGATGAAATACAAGAAGAGAGAAAGGAATTACAAAGGAAGATTAAGCAAGGTCTTATTTATGACGGTCAAGCTGGAATAGAGGCTGAGTTATTAGATGATAGAGAATCTCCATTATGTGCTTTCTTTAAGATAGCTGGTGTAGATATATGTAACCCTGAGAAACAGAAGAAAGAATTTGAGGACTTCAAGAAAGACCTTAAACATTTCTTTGATATTAGAAGTTCAGAGGTTGATAGGCTCATATCTGAAATGGAAGCTGATGACCAATCATTGAGTGCTATTAAATCTAATGGATTACAAGACCTTATAACATTTGCTAAGTTTCACGAGGGTAACGCTGAACTAAGTAAAAAGGAGGCTTACGATGCATATAGGAAGTATACTAAAGATTATTTGAATGGTGTTAGAACAGCTATTGATGGTGAGTACTACGCTCAATTAGGTGATATACAGAATAGTAGGGAGTTGATACAAGAAAATCTAATGGAGCAGATGACAAACACTGGTTTAGCTATTAACTTGGCAGAAGCTGCTGGGGATACAGACCAGGCTGAAGAGTTGAAGAGAATGTATGTTAAATACTACCAATCATTCCTTGATGCTGAACAAGATGCTAAGAATGAAGTTATAGCTTTAGGTATTAAACAAGAGAATGCTCAGGCAGATGTTAATACTAAAGAGAATAAGTTAGCTTCCTTTGTTCCTGAAAAAGGTGAGTTAGAGGATAATATAGCTAAGTATGCTAACTATCTTAATGAAGCACTTGATACTTATAGACAGTTTGCTGATGAGATGGATGCTCAGAAACAAGCAGCTTGGGATAGGGATAAAGAGAACATAGAGAATAGAGCTGCGTTTGAGAAAGACCAATTAAGGTTAGCTGCTGAGAAAGGATTGCTAACAACAGAGCAGTACAATCATAGGGCGCTGATATTAGAGAAGAAGAAGATTAGGGATACTAACGCAATAGCTAAGAAACAATTTGAGGCTAAGAAGAAAGCTGACCAAAGGAATGCAATATTAGAGGGTCTTGCTAAGGCAGCACAAGCGTTTGCAACAACAGTAGGTCAGTTAGGTCTTCCAGCTGGTTTACCCGCTGGTATTGCCGCAGCAGCAGCCGTTGCAGCGCAAACAGCTATAGCGGTATCAGCTATCTCACAGAGAGAGTATTCACCGTTGAAGTTTGCAGCTGGTGGTAAAGTAGATGGTAAGTCACACGCACAAGGCGGTGTACCATTCACAGTTGCTGGACAAGGTGGATATGAAATGGAGGGTGGAGAGTATGTTATTAAGAAGTCATCAGTAAATGCAAATACACTTCCTTTATTAGATGCTATTAATAATGACACAAGATATAATCCTACTCACTTTGCAAACGGTGGTCAAGTTGAAACTCCTAATGTAGAAGCAAATAAACCAACGGTTGTTAGAGCTTACATTACAGAGAAAGACCTTGATTCATATGAAAGAAATAGAACAGTTAGAAATAATAATAAATCCTTATTTTAATGGAACTGAAAGTAAACAATAATACAATGGACTTGTCAGCAGATGCAAAAGCGTCTGTTGACTATCAGATATTCTCAGACGATGCGTCTAATATAGTTAGTACAGTATCAAGTCTGAATCTTCCAGCTACAGAGAAGAATATATTAGGTATAGATACAAAGAACAGACAGTCAGCTGAATTGGTATCACAGTATGGTACTCCTTTCTTTGGTGAGATTGGTGTAAACAAACAGCGTTACAACTCACTAGAGTCAGGGCTTAACATAACTTTATATGATAAACTAAAAACTTCCTTTGATAAAATGAAGGATGATACTTTGGATTTAGTTGGTATGACTGCTGGTAACTCATTTGATTGGGACTTCAGTGGTAATATACCAAGAGTACCTAACCAATACCAATGGTTCTTTACCACAGCCGATTTTAATGGCTCAAGTAATAAAGGACAAGATTATGGTATGATGTCTATATATCCAGCTAAAGTAACATCACCTATAAACCAACTATTATTAACCTGTAGGTTGGATACATTTATAGATAGGGTATTTAGTTATTACGAGATAGATTCAGATATAAATTCAATTGATGAAGTGTTTAATGGTACAAGCTTTAGTGAATTATATATATACATACCAGTAAAACAATACGCTGTAGAACTTAACTCACTATACCTTAGATGGCTTAACAGAGGATTCGGTAATGCTAAATGGGGAGTTTATGACTCAGACGATGCTGTTATAGAGTCTAATCAATATGTAGACTTTGTGTGTAACAATAAATCAGCGTACGGTATAGAGCAAGACAAGATTATGGTTGATTCTGTATATCCTTTATTACCTACGTATGCAAGGGAAATAACAGGAACAGCGGATACAATATACAAATTAACATTTCAAGGAGACTTAGAGATAACTACTGACTGGAAAGCATTTAGACCTTACAACGATTTTGATGGAACACAAGGTTCAGTAGACTTGGTATTAGAGGTTATACAAAACGGTGGTGTTATAGGAACATTAATATTAGAGGAAGATTTACAGTTCAGTGAATCAATTCAGTATTATGATAGTCAAGGTAATCCACAATTCACCAGAGAGAATCTAACTAATAGGGTATATGATTTAACTACATATGACTTTGAGATAGAGTTTGAATTTAAAGCGTCAGGTTCTTTACAGTTGAGACCTAACTATAAGTTTAATTTCTATTACTTTAATGATATAAGGAATACTCACTATGGCTCAGGAGTTAATGACACTATACAAACAGCTATGGGGACTTTAGATGGACTTGAAGCATTTGAGGTGTTTCAATATACAAGACCTGACTTAGAGGTTGGTATAGCTACTAATGATATACCTAAATTAAATATGTTTCCTTTAGAGGCTATTACTCCATTAAGAAGAGAGTACTTATATGAAGTAAGTAAATATCAGTACACACACACAGATAAGATTGATTTTAATGAAACTCTAAAACTCACAGAAGTGAAGATTAGTACGGTAATGGAGAGTATTGTTAAAAGATTTAACTTAGGTTTTTGGTATAACTCTAATGGAGACTTAAAACTATCCAATTGGAATAATAGGTATAACCCTAAAGTTATAGTTAATATGTATGAATCTAGTGGAGAGCCTTATGAAATAGATTACGTTACTGGTAGAGTTGATGAGTTTTCATATAGTAATGAGAATGGTGAGATATCTTCCTTAGATATAACTGGCGTAGAAGACTATAGTTTAGGTGACGTTTACCAACAAGAGATTAATGATGATGGCAAGGCAGTAAATATAGATACATTAGGTGCTGCTGCTACTCCTTTTATATTTGGAGATTCTTTAGATGCAGAGGATACTACAAGTTTATTAGAGACTATAAATGATTTTGCATTATGGGGTTTAAGTAATAACGAGCAATTATCCCCTGACGATATACCTATTATGATTGGATATATAAGTTCATCATCAGTAACTATACTTCCTAGATTAAATCAGATACAAGCATTTGATACTGGAGAAGATGGTAACTCATCATTTACACCAAAGAATATATATATGCCTAATGGTGCTAAGTTTCATTCAGACGTAGAAAGATTTACATCTTGTAATATGTATCTTCCACAAACTACTAAAGCTAATGGAAGTGGCACACTACTGCTGGGTAATAAAGATGGTGAAATTGACATATCAACAGAGTTATATAATAACTTCAAATATATGTTAGATGATGATACAGATACAATCACCGTAGAGGGTCTTTTAAGCCATTCTGAGAAGAGTTCTATATTAGATGGAGCAATGGTAAGGATATTTGGATTGGATGACTCTAATGCGATATTTAAGGTGTTAAGTATAGATGGTTTTATGTTTGACCAAGAGAAGTCAGTTGTTAAATTGAGCATTAAAAAATATGTAAGCAATGTATAGTTATAGGAATGAAAGATTTAAAAGGGGTAACAGAGTACAAATAAGGTACAACCCCAGTCAAGCAAGAGATGATGGGCATTGGAACTCATCATTAATAAGTGGTAATAATATAGACACAGCACGTTATATGACTTCAATAACCAATCCAGTAGAATCAAGGGGTATTGGTATTGATGTATTAACTTGTTCTGCATTTGGTGGTGAGATATCAGCATTAAGATCTGACTCTGATTTCGGTAATGGATACGAGACTGATGGTGGTACTTATTCCAGTGGTTTTGTTGGTGTAGATATTCCTAAGGATTGTTTCAATGGGAACTACAACAACTACATTAAGGATTACAATGATAAGGTGTATTTATTTGAGGGAGGTTCTAGCCCATCCATATCAGACGCTTATATATCAGAATATTCATCATCATCTCAGTCTTCTAAATATGGTAAGTACGGTATTAACTACATCGTTAATCCTGTAGATACAATTAAAGTTGTTATCAGAGAGTCTAACTTCGATGTAATTGCACAGTTACTTATGTCAGATGCTGTGGCTGTTGTATCTTGCGATATAGATTATACTGCAACAAAGAGTATACCTGATGGTGCTAATGAGTTAGTAGCTTTCGGTGGTGGTAGTTATAATCCTATGGTAAGACAAGGTCATTTAATCTCCAATACAATTGAGAAGAAACGAGGAACAAGTACATACGAACTAACTATAAAACTATTAGGATAATGGAAGTAAGAAGAAATAGAAGATTTGACGTGGGTCAAAAGGTTGAGTTATTATATAACCCAATACAGAAACTAACAAACGGAGACTTAGGTGTATCAACATCTAATTACTCAGATGAATCGTTCCTTAGTTATGGTCAGTATGCAGAAGACTATAATAATGTTAACATATCAGTTAATGATGTTATAGCAACTCCTTATTTTGGTGGTAGAGTATCAAACCTGTATTACAATAACGTTACAATAGGATTAACTTATGATGCTTTTGGTGAACACTCAGCAAACTACTTAGAGGGATACTCCCAGATAGATGCTTATATATTTGAACAGAAGACCAGTGGTTATTGGTACTGCTTAAATAATAGTGGTCATATAGAAGAGAATCTTGGGACTGCTGCTGGAGATAATAACAGGATATTAGATGCTTACATATCTAACGTAAAACTAAAAGCTAATAATAAAACATTTGGTTATGGGGAACAGGTATTCCAAAGTAATTGGCAAGATGTAGTTACTGTACAAGTTCCAGCTAATACTCCTGAATGGAAATTACAACAATTAGTTAATTCTACTGCTACTGCAATAAAAGGTAATAGTGATTTATATAATGTTATTCCTGATGGTAGTGAGTATGACGAAGAGTATGGAGATTCATATGGTGATACCGATGGTGGTGTTAGCGAATGGACAGATGTAGCTAACTATAATTATTATAAGCAATTCTCTGGTGGAAGTTGTAGCCCAGTAGTTAGAATGACAAATATAGATAAACCAAGTATAAACTACAATAGACGTAAGAATACAATATCAATAGACTTAGTGCTTTTAGGTTAATCGGAGTTTTATAAACCTATATATCAATTCTTTATGGGAATTTTTTTGGCTGACGGTCTATATAATTATAACATAAACATTTTTAATACACTTACTAAGATGAATTTACCTATTTACGATATTACATTAGATGATTTTAGTCAGGGTATTATGGCAACTAGTCTTGTAGACTATCCTGCGATTGAAAGTGATTTCATTCACTTCAACAAAGATGAAGCTACATTTAAATTCTCTAACGAAGAGAAAAGAGAAGTACTAGGTGCAGTATTAGTTCCTGACAAATTAATCTACAGAAGAGATGGTTATGGTAATGAATACTATGTTAAATTCACAGCAGAAGTAATTCAACAATTGAATGCTAAGATGCACGAAGATGGGTTTAATAAAGTGTTTACTATTGGACACGAACTTGAAGCTGGTAACACCGTTAAGTTCTTAGAATCTTGGATTAAAGAAACAGAAGAAGACAAGTCAAACGCTTTCGGAATAAACGAACCAATAGGCTCATTATTTATGAAAGTTAAAATAGAAAGTGAAATGCTGTGGGAGAACATCAAGGAAAACAAATTAAATGGTTTTTCAATTGAATTAGATGCTTCAATCATAGAAACAAAATTAAACAAAAATATGGACTTATCACGAATCTTAAAAAATGAGATAGTAGTTGGTGAAGAAACATTATTGTTCAATACTCTAGCAGAGGGTGAAGTAGTTGCATCTGACAATAAAGAATGGTCAGGTACTTTTACACACGAAGGTAGTGAAGTTGTTGTTGAAGACGGAAACGTTATCAGCGTAACTGAAGTACCACCTGTTGAGGCTGAAGCTGTAATCGAAGAAGTAGTAGCTGTTGAAGTTGCTGCTGAAGAGGTTGTAGAAGAAGTGGTAGTAGAAGAAGTAGTAGCTGAAGAATTAGCTGAGGAAGAAGTAACTGAAGAGGTTGCTGAACCCATAGTTGAAGAAGTAGCTGCTCCAATCGAAGTACCAGTTGACACTACTGTTTTTGATTCCATCGAATCTCTAAACGCAAAGGTTGATGCACTTACATCAATGATTACAAATCATTTTGCAAGTATGCAACCAGCAGAGACTACTACTGAAGTAGAAGAGTTATCTGCAAATATTGAGGAAATTAAACTTGAATTAAAACAACAAACTGCTGAAGCCGAAATAATGAGCGAAGCCGTTACCGATGAAGTTGTAGCTAGTGAGTTTTCAGTTGAGAACTACAGAGCTGTATCTGATTGGGGAAAATAAACTTTTTTAAAACTTTAAAATTATGGCAACTGGAATAACAATTGCATCTTTAGACTGGGGTAACAGAACTCCTGACAGATTTATTGACGCTGCAGTAAAAAACGCTGACGTATTAAATCTATTTACTTTGATTGACAACGTAAAAAGTAAAGTACAAGTACCTATTTTTACAGGTGACTTGCAATGGGGAAACGACCTATGTGTGTTTGACCCACAAAGTACAACTGGTATAGACGAAAAAGAAATGTCTGTTACTAATTGGAAATGGTCTTTTCAAAACTGTAAGACTGCACTTCAAACTTCTTACCGTTCAAAAATGCTTAAACAAGGAGCTAACAACGCTGAAACTATGGACGCTGAGTTTGGTGAGTGGACTTATGACTACTTCGCAAAATTGAGTTCAGAGAAAGTTGTAACTTTAGCTGCTACTGAAATCCGTGCTGAATTAGTAGGTGATGCTGCCGTTATCGATTACGATATGGGCGTTACTGCTATTGACGACACAAACATCCTTGACAAAATGAAAGGTGCTTACCAACTTCTTTCTAACGACCTACTTAACCAATTGTTTGGTGGTTCTGACAGAGAGTTCAAACCTGCTTTCCTTATGAATGCAAATATGGTTCAATCTTACCAACTAGCAATAGCTGCAACTTATACTACTGTATATGACGGTTATGCTGAGGGTAAAATTATGCCTTTCTTAGGAATGGACATTATACTTTTCAATACTATGGCTGACGGTGAAATCATCTTGACTAACCCAAGTAACTTAGTAATGGTTGTTGATGACTATGCTGATACTAACGCTATTAATGCTGAGTACGAAGCAAAAGTTTCTTCTGACTATATCTGGGGTCAATTCACAATAGGATTCTCTTACCTTAAAGGTGAAGATATCGTATTTGCTGCTGACTTATCATAGTAAATTAAATTAGACAATATCTGGAGGGGATTAAGTTCCTCTCCTTTTTAATAACTTATTAAATATATAAAATTATGGGATGTACACCATCATTAACTTTAGGTGGAATCAGTTACTCTTGTGACGATATCGCTGTAGGAGGACTTAAAAGAGTTCTTTATACACTCTCTGCTGACGCAACTCTTACTGAGGCTGCTGGAGAAATTACTGCTGCGACTATCACAAGTGGTGATACTGTTGAACTAGAGTTTAATAACAAAGACGGTTTCTCTGCTTTTAGTGAAGAGAAAACTGTTGAGGCTAACGGAGTTGTAAACGTAGTACCTACTGTAGTAGTTGAATTTCCAAAAATGACTGCTGCTAAACGTGCTGAGTTAGACCAAATCTCTGTTGCTGGAATAGAATTAATTGTATGGGTTGAAACTGCTGCTGGTACTTACCACGCAATAGGTGTAGACTTTGGAGCATATTGCTCATTGGTTTCAGGTCAAAGTGGAACTGGTCGTTCTGAAAAGAATATGTACCAAGTTACTTTTACTGGTGAAGAAGACCACTTATCATACTCAGTTGACTCATCCGCTTGGACAAGCGTTGTTGGTTCAATTGCATAAGAAACTTTCTTTCTTTTTGTTTTACACGATGGCGATGACATTAGGTTGTTGTCGCCATTATTTTTAACACTAATTAAATATGAATGGCAAGATTAGTTTATCAAACTTATTACTATCAGTAATATCAGGTTTGCTAGGCATCTTATTATTCTTTACATATAACACAGTTGATAGATTTAATGCACTTGTTAACGCTTTTAATGAAGCAGAGAAAAATAGGATTGTCTGGCACGTTAAATCTGAAGAACGTATTAACGAAGTAGAAAAGTTCTCTAAATTTATTTATGAGAACACAATTACTCCTACTGAAAAAAGGAGCGTAGAAAATAGCGACAGAATTTTACAATTAGAAACTAAATTAGGGAGAAGGTAATGGAGTTTACAGTAAAGATAAATCTGACGTATAGTAAAATAATAGCACTTGTAGTTCTATCCGTAAGCGTATGGCTAACAATAGAACTTAACAGTGTAACACCGTTCTCAATAGCAGTACCCGCAGTATCGGCAATGATAGTAGGTAAACAAGTTGAGGGAATGGTTAGAAAAAGGAAATGGACTGGAAATGACAATAGCTAAACTTAAACAAATTATAACGAATGGTGTATGCTTAATATTAGTATTACTAATGGTAGGGATATCTATCTATAGTTATAACTTGGGTAAGAAGAGCGTTGAATGTTTAAAGGCTATAACCGATACTACTACAATCTATAAGGATATAACCTATAGAGATACTATATATACACCAAAACAATATGTATCAGAAAACGATACAATATTTGACACACTACATCATTACAGAATCGATACGATAGTATTACCAACTGTAATTGATACACTTGAGGTTATCAAAGGATACTACGAATCTGTTATAGCAATAGATACAATACTAAATGATACCAATGGTTTTATAGTTATTGCTGATTCAATCAGTAAGAACAGAATACAGGGTAGAACAATTAACTCTATGAAATTATATCCAAGAGTAACTAAGGTTACCAAATATAGAGATAGAGAATTTAAAAAATCTTATTTCGGTGGAGTAGGGATTGTTGGAAACGAAAGGAGCTTAGGCTTAAAAGTTGAACTCGGAGTTCTTTACAACCCAAACACGCTTTTTACTGCCTCATATGACATCATAAGAGGTGACTTCTCCACTGGAATATATTGGAAACTTAATTTTAAACTTTTTAAATAAAAAAAGACTAATTATGGCTTTTGAAACATTAAAAACATTAATTAACGATAACATTAAATCAGGATTACCTAACGGTATTAGACCTGAGGAAGAGCATAACCCTGTTCTTCAATCTATAGTTAGTACATTTGGTCAAGACTATATTTATATGGGTCTTGCTACGACTAGCACATCACCATCAACGGATGATAATGCAAGGATGTACATAACTAACGGAGGTGGTACTTATACTAACTTTATGGATGATGAATCCAACCCTATCGTAGTTGAAGAGGGTAGCATATGTTTTCTTAAAGGAGTGAGTGGCACATATTCTAAGGACGTTATAATTGACGGTGGATCTATAACAGATAGCACAAAACTTAGGATTAGTGATAGTGGTACAGCTTTAGATTTAGAGGCATACCATAATTCAGCTTGGGTATCCATAGGTAAGTTTTCTTACGATGGAACTGAGGCTACCTATGAGGATTTAACTGCTAACAGTATTGTTTCCAGTTCTCTAGATGCGTCATCTATTGCTTCTGATAGTATAACTTCAGATACAATGACAATAAACGGTGCTACTCCAGTAAGCCTTAAAGGATTAGCTGGTGGTATGTCTATTACTAAACAACGACAAGAGCAAGTTGGTGGTGATAAGATTGTAAATACTGCTGCTAACAGTTTAGCTGAATTAAGTGACGCTGGTATATTAGGTAAAGCTGCATTGGTTTACGCTCCTTTTACAAGTAGAGCTGACTATACTGATTCACTTGTACCATCACACGACTATGGTAGATTTGACTTTGCAAGAAGTTCAAGTAAAAACGTTGTTAATAAAGACGGTTTACTAAACTATCTTCCTGAGGATGTTCCTGCTTATGAGTATGACAATGGTGTAGAACCATATCTACTTACAGAACCAGCATCTACTAACTTAATAACATATCCTATTTCTTTTGGTAACTCATATTGGACAAAGAGTGGTGCGAGTATTGAAGGTGATTCAAGTACGGCTGGTAGTGAGTTGGTAACTGATGGTGTATTTGCAGACCCATTAAATACTAATTGGACAACTAACGGAGATTGGACTATTGCAGGTGGTAGTGGTGCTGTGTTTACTTATACTACTGGTCTTAAATATATAACTCAACCTTTTATAATTGCAGATAATGCTTTTATTCAATTGACATTTACAATATCAGGAGCAAGTGGTGGTGGTGCAAGTATAAAGTTTACAAATGAGGCTACTAATCTATTATTCGGGGGGGCGTACACCCCATTATATCCAGATGGTACTTATACATTATATTATAATACGTTAGAAGCGGCAACAGGAATAAGAATTTATGCTAATACAAACTCATTTACAATAGACAACGTATCAGTCAAAGAATTACAAGGATTTGAATCACCTAAAGTTGATGGAAGTGGAGATTTAGAAACAGAAGCTTACAAACTTGTTGAGGATGGGGCTACGTCATCACATAGGATAGCAAGTTCATCATTAGCCTTTAACGCATCTGATTACTCGCAGTTTATCTATGCAAAAGCAGGAGAAAGAGACGTTATACAAATCTTTTTGGGTGGGCAACATTCGGGTAGTGCTTATGCTAATTTTGATTTAACAAATGGTACAATACCAAACTCAACGGGATTAACACCTACTATAATACCTATGGCAGATGGTTGGTATAAGTGTAGTGTTGTGTTTACTGCATCTGCATCAGGTGGTGAGGTCATTTATTATTCATTAGCAGATAGCGATGCAATGGCAAGGGCAGGTAGTTACGCTGGTGATGGCACAAGTGGTATTTATGTTGCCTACGCACAACTTGAAGAACAAGCGTCAGCGACATCGTTAATGCTACCAGCAGTAGAGGGTTCAACATCTTCAAGAGTAGCTGATGTAGTTAATAACGGTGGTAGTCAAGCTTTATTTGGTGGTGTAAATGCATCGGGAGTATTGTATACAGAGATTGCTGCTTTGAGTGATGATTTGACAGATAGATATATTACTATTGGAGATGGTACAACTGATAACTATGTTGATATATACTATTCCTCTGCATCTAATCTCATAAGTACTAGGGTATATAGCGGAGGTGTTATACAATTTATTACATCTACTTCTGTTAATGATATAAGTGATTTTCATAAAATTGCTGTAAGGTGGGCGCAAGATGATTTCAGTCTTTGGGTTGATAGTATAGAAATAGCAACCGATACAAGTGGAATTACACCATTAGGATTGAATACATTGAAACTCTCATATCCCGTTGGTAGCAGCAGTGCTTTCTACGGCAAAACAAAAGGTGTTGCAGTATTCAATTACCTATCAGATACAGAGATGACTAAATTAACAACAGTATAAAAAACGAAACATATGTCTTTTGAAACATTAAAAGCTACAATAAATAGCAATATAGTATCGGGATTACCCGATGGTATTAGAGCGGATTATGAGAATAATCCAACGTTACAAGACATTGTATCTGCATTCGGACAAGATCACATATATATGGGGAGTGCCACAGTCGGTACTTCCCCTATGACAGATGATAATGCAAGAATGTATATATCAAGTGGTAGTGGAGAATTTACTGCCTTTCGTGATAGTGGAAACAATGCTATAAATATTAGCGAGGGAGAGATTGCAATATTAAAAGGAATCAGCGGTGTATACGAGAAGAATGTTTTCTTCTCAGGTGATACAATAGATGATGCTGGTTCAGTTAGAATTAACGATACTGGAAGTCTAATTCAATTACAAGCTAAATACAATGGAAGTTGGGTTACAGCTTCTGAGTTTGGTTATATTGGAGGTGATATTACATTACAAGATGTTGTGTCAAGTAGTGTTAACGCAAACAGTGTAGTTGTAAACGGTTCTGTTGAGTCAACCTCAAATACAGACGTTAAGGACTATCTATGTATTGATGGTGAGGTTTTAGTATCCCAAAATGAATACTTATACGCAGATGAATTTATAGAAGACAGATTAGAGTCTACTACTGGTGAGTATATTCCTAACACAGCGAGTAATTCACTTGCAGAGATAGGTATGGATACTATAAATGATAAGTGCGTATTATATAATGAAGCTGTTACATCTGAAGTGGGTGTTATAGAATCTATTGTTCCTGACAGTACTGACGGTAACTTCGACGTTACAAGAAGTTCTATTACTAATAGGGTTAATAGAGATGGTTTTATAGAGGAAGTACCAGCAAACACAGCGTCATATAATTATACAAGTGGAGATACACGTCCTTATCTATTGACAGAGGCTGCTTCTACAAATCTAATAACATATCCAAAATCATTTGGTAATAGTTATTGGACTAAGAGTGGAGCTACTATTGAGGGTGATGCTAGTAGTGCGGGGAGTGAATTACATACATCCGCAAATGCAGCAAGTGACCCTAATGGGAATGAGGCTAATGCAACAACAGGCTGGGTAGTTGTAAATGGAATGGCATTGACAAGTGATGCTTCAGCCCCGCAAACAGGAGGTTATGCTTTGAAAGGAGTTAGTATTGGTATAGCATTCGGTCGAATGACATATTCTTTTAGTGGATTTACAATAGGTTCGATGTATAAAGTATCTATATGGGCTAAGAGAGGAATCCAAGGGACAGACCAGAAAATAGCAGCTTGGGCTGGATTTTCTTCAATACCTATTACTTCTATAAGTTCTACATCGTGGCAAGAATATGTCTTTTATGTCGTTGCAATAAGTACGACGCCAGAAATAAGAATTTACTCAAATTACACTACAACTGTTTCTGGAGATGAAGTTTATGCTGATAATATAAGCATCAAAGAAGTACAACCATTTGAAGCACCGAAAGAAATACCATCTACTAACGGAGTAGAGTTGGTAACTAATGGTGATTTTTCAAGTAGTACAGGATGGTCTTTGCGTAATAATTGGACTGTCTCAGGAGGTACACTAAACACAGTGTCTGAAAGTGATTATTCAGCCTACACAATAGGAGATATGTCAAATAAAATTGTAAAGGTTACTTATGACATAACATCACATACAACCGGTGGTGTTTCTGTTAGATTTTTTGGTTCTGAATCACAAATTGGCATTTACAGGGGTGCTGTTGGAACATACACAGAGTACATACAGGTTCAATCTTCACATAACGGGGACTTTGGATTTCAAGCGCTTTCATCCTTTACAGGTTCAGTAGACAACGTTTCTGTAAAAGAAGTAACATCTTACTCAGGCGGAGGCTTTGAGAGAGATGCTTATAAACTTGTTGAGGATACGAATAACTCTGCTCATTATATAAATAATGCAACTTCATCCGTAACCAGTGGGGCAACTGTGACTCATTCAACTTTTGTAAAGGCAGCCGAAAGGCGTTGGATTGCTTTATATGAAAGTTATAGCATTGGAAGTGGATATTATTTTGATTTAACTAACGGAGTATTGGGCGCAACGATTGGAATAACACCTGATAGTTATTCAATAAGAGAAATAGCAAATGGGTGGTATAGAATAAGTATAACGACAACAGTGCCAAGCACAAGTGCACGAATTCGTATTGCACTGGCTGATTCTGATGGGGGTACTACTTATACAGGCGATGGCACATCAGGCTTATACATTGCCTACGCACAACTTGAAGAAAGCGGTTATGCAAGTAGTCTAATGCTACCAACAACTGAGGGAAGCATAACAAGTAGAGTTGCCGATGCAGTTACTAATGCTGGTAATCAAAGTTTGTTTAGTAGTGTTAATAGTAGTGGGGTGTTGTTTGCGGAGATTGGGGCGCATTCGGATGATGGAACGAATAGATGGATAAGTATTAGTAAAGATGCTAATAATTACGTAGGGTTGGTATATACTGCAGCCACAAATCAGGTTGCTCTTTTTATAAATGTAGCTAGTAGCTTAGTAATAAAGACATATACCTTAACAGATGAAACAAATTTTAGTAAAATTGCAATTAGATGGGCTACAAATGATTATTCATTGTGGGTTGATGGGGTTGAAGAAGCTACTGATGCTACACAAGGTGCATTTTCTACAAATGATTTAACAACATTAAATTTTGGAGATAGTGGTGGAGGTAGTAATTTCTACGCCAAAACAAAAGCAATTGCAGTATTTGATTATTTGAGTGATGAAGAAATGATAAGATTAACTAAATAAAAAAAGTAAGATGAAATTATTAAAGCTAAGTTTTTCAAACAAAGAAGAGTGGAATACAGTAAAGGAAAGTTTATTGATTCCAAATGAAGATGGTATATATCCGTCAAACAGTACTTACACAGCTAATACAAGTTACGGTTCAGCTACAGTTGTTGAGATAGGTCACGTACCTATTGCAGCCGTATTAAACGAAGATGGTGAAGTAGTTACTGAAGCGACATTTCATAGTGATTATGCAGTAGACATTCTATTTGCAGATGATATTATGAAACAAGTATCCATTGCTGAGGCTAGTCCTTATATAATAGAAATTGATAATCCTTACCACAACTTCATATAATGATTGTATTTAAAAACAACGATGTATCAAATTTTAGAATGGCATACAAGTCTTGGTTCTCCCCTACGGAGAATCTTGACGATGTCGTTGTTAGATTTGAGAAAATAAATGCTGAAGATGTTACATATACATTTGATGCACAGATAACAGACTACGACTGCTACAATAGACTTGTTAGTATTCAAACATCTGTTGAACTTGATACAGGTGAATATATTATGTCCTTATGGACTATAGGTGCTTATTCATCACAATACAACAAAGACGACTATTCAGTAGTTGATGACTACTTGAATTACATTGCTGTAGATAACGCAAATATAAAAAGAGAAAACGATAGAGTAGAAGACTCAAGTGGAGTTGTTGTTTTCGATTAATAAACATTATAGTAAAAATAAAAAGATATGAAATTTATAAACGGATATAAGGCTGCTGCAAAGCAATCTGACAAATGTGAGATATTATGTAGGATTGGGAAAATAACCCTAATTGAACTTAAACTGGATATATCTAAAGGAGATTATAGAATCACATTGTTAAATCTTACAATAAAAAACTAATAATATGGCTTGGGAAACATTAAGAGCATTCATAGATGATAAGATTAGGGATAAGCTACCTATAAAAATAAGCGCTGATCTTGACCACAATCCTACTCTTAACGAAATAGTAGATGTATTTGGTCAGGATTATATATATAGTGGAATAACTGGTAAAACACTACAACCATTTAACGATGATAATAGAAGAATGTATTTTACTGATGGTTCTGTTGGTAACTACCTATTCTTTAAGGATGAGTTAGGAGCTGTTCTTTCAGTTGAAGAGGGTGAGTTTGTTATATTTACGGGAGTAAATAACGTATGGGTAAAGAGAACAATATATAATAATGGAACATTCCTTACTCTACCTGATACACCAGCATCATTCATTGGTGCTGCTGGTAATGAGGTTAGAGTGAACGACACTGGAACTGCGTTAGAATTTGTTAATACATCAAAGTTTACACCTACACTAGAGAGCGAAATTAATGCATCTACAGCCGTAACTCAGGTTATGGCAGTACAAGGTGATGGTATAGCTACTGACTCTGTAACAACTCCTTTATTGGTAGTTGGTGATAGTGAATATGAGGACTCTACTACTATAGATGATGGAGGCTTTCCTACATTTTGGGGAACGGCAGTGAACTATCAGTCAGTTAGTGTGTCTATGTTAGAAGCTAAGACTCTTGGTATTAAAGACCCTGACTTAGTACAGTACAAGGATAATGGTGCTGGTAGTACTGGTGTTTATGCTTATACATTCGATGCTTCATCAGAAGAAGAGTTGCTGTTCTCAATTGATGTACCGAGACAATATCAAGAGAACACAGATGTAGGAGTAAACTTTAATTGGGTGTCCGCTGAAGACGGAGCTGCTGGTTTAAATGTTGCTTGGGGTATTGAGTATGCTTGGTCTAATAGAGGTGAATTATTTGGTAATACTTCGACAGCAATTGCTGATGATAGAGTACCATTAGACGCTCAGGTAACTCAGGATACTCTTTACAGGACAGAGGTAAGTTCTATAGATGGTACTGGTAAAGATATAAACTCAACGCTTTTATGTAGAGTATACAGGAATGCGACTAATGTATTAGATACATTTACTTCTGATGCGTCCTTATTAAGCGTGGACTTTCATTTCGTTTGTAATAGCATAGGTAGTAGGCACGAGCAGAGCAAGGGTGTTGCAACACCTTAGACATAATATATAACGGAATAATCTAATCGGAGTTTTATTGTGTTGTACCATAGTCATTTACAAGATTTTTTTTGGCTAAAGGTCTAATATAGTAGAACTAACCATTAGGTTATTCTGTTATTAACGATAATAAAAAAACATAAACTATGAGTAGAGTACAAAAGTTAATTGATGGTGTCTTTGCAGCCATACCAACGACTGCAAGTAGTAACACTATGGATAGGAATCCTATAGACCAAAGTCTTGAGGGCTTATTAAAGAATCCTCAATACGGCAAAGTTGGTGCATTCGAATATATTAAGTTCGGTCAGAACGATGATATTGATACAATCCTTGAGATACTAAAAGACAAGTCTGCTACACACAGTGGTATACTTAATCGTAAAGCTAAGATGGTTAGCGGTGATAGGCTTATTGCTGAAGGACTAACTGGTGGTAACGATAAGGCTTGGAATGCTTTTGAGAAAGCTGCTGGTGGTAAAGTAGGTTCAAGCCTTGAAGTACAATGGAAGCGTATGGGTAGCATATATGAGACTCAAGGTGCTGTTGGTATACTTGTGCGTAAGTCAGGTAATGACATAATAGCCATACAAGCTGTATCACCAAGACAAATGAGAATAGGTACGCTAAACAGTAAAAACGAAATTGACCATTACATATTAAGACCTACATTTGTTAGGGGTAGTGGTAGGATATTCGAGAAAACAGAGCGTAAAGTTCCAATCTTTGAGTTAGATAAAAATCAAAAGGAATCTTTGTTATATATAAAGAATCCAGCTACTGAGAATGACTTCTATGGTACACCTAACTATATAGGTGCTTATAACTTCATTGAAGCAGATTATAAATTTGGTGTAACTATACACAATGCTGCTGAGAATGGTTTCCAACCTAAAGTAATGGCTACATTCGTAGGACGTAATATGTCAGACGAACAAAAGGAAGCACACGCTGATGCATTTAAGGATAACTTTAGTGGTTCTGATAGAGAGTTAGCTATTGTTAATTATGTGCGTAGAGAAGAGGAGATGCCTAAGATTGAGAAACTTCAAATAGAGAATCTTGACAAGACTATAAGTACAATGGCTGACCTTAATGATGCTAAGATACTAACAGCTCACTCCGTAACTAATCCAGCTTTGTTTGGTGTTATGGTAAGTGGTAAGCTAGGTAATAGTGGTACTGAGTTAGAGTCTGCTTATAATGTATTCAGAGCTACTGAGATGATTCCTGATAGAAACCTATTACTTGATGGTTTAACATTGGTATTCTCAGGTAGTAAGTATGATGACATAGAGTTCGTTGTTGAAGACCTTAATATAACTCCACAAGAGAATCGTGGTGGTGATGTAACACAGGATGAAGCTATCGAGGATACTCCTAAAGATGAGGCTCAGTCTAAATCAGATGATAAAGCAGATAAGGACACTAAATCAACTAAAAAGAAATAACTATGGCTAAGAAATATTATACTATCAGCGACGGATACTACAGAGAAGAGTATCCAATGGACGTTAACTTAAATGTTGAGAAATTTTATTCAGTACAGAGACTAGAGCAGAAGACTACTTTAGTTGATATCTTAGGTGATAACGTAGCTGAATATTTTATGGAAACAATACTACCTACACCAGTAAGTAGTAGAGAATCTTGGCAAACAGAGTTTCTTGAAGAAGTTCAAGACCTTATGGTGTTCTGTATTGCTAAAGGATTAGAAGACTTCAATAGTGGTAATACCAATGACAAACTTGTTAATGGTTTAAATTCCAAGATTGAGTTCTACAAGAAAAGAGTAAGGGAATATATAACTGAATCAACTGAATTAACAGCGATTCAAGGTGATGATAGCGCATCTGGTAGAGAGCCTTATCAGGGACTTCCCACATACTTCTACCGTTAAGATACTTTTTTATCGTTATTATTTAAGCCGCCTCCTTAGTTGGAAGCGGCTTTTTTGTTTACTTACCTCCCGATTCAATCTTTTCAATTATCATTTGTAAGTAATGCTCAAGTTTGTATAAATCTTGCACTCCGTTCTTATCCTTGTAACGAAGCAGATATTTTAGTATGTTACCCTCATAAAAATCGAGGTTATGGTCGTCTACAATATCTACAACTTGTATCTTATACTTGCTGTAGTGGTCTCCTCCCACCTGACTATCCACAGACTTCTGACCTTTCTATTTCTAACTCACCTAGTTTAGCTCTAGCTTCCATCATCCTAACATTAAGTTGCCCCCAAATATCAGGGTCTGTATTAGGATTAAGGTATAGCTCCATCATTCTATCTATCGAGGATTCTTGCCTTTCTATCTCTTGCTCTATAACATAACAAGGGTCAAGTTCATTTGTCTTACTACAACTAGAAAACAAAACCGTCATTACCATAGTCATCATTATTATATTACTTAATTTTTTCATATTATTATATTTTTGTTGAATCGTTTATATTTAAGTAAGCAATCTTTTTACTTACCTTATTAGTGTTACTAAAGTCAGTTTGCTTAGGCATTTTTGCATCAATCCAATCGTATTTCAGTTTTATAAGATTGAAAGAGAATACACCTAAAGGTGTTGAGTTGACATATCTAACATTACATCCTAGACTAGCGAGTTTACTGTATTTCATCTCTTCCAATATTAATGTAGGATAATGCGTCCTTCTGCATTTCAATTCAAATACTGTATTAAACTTAGGTGAATACGCATCAAATGACGAGTACTTATCTGTAGGCTTTACTAAATCAGGAATATAATTATCCTTTATATACGTGAACAATTCTCTTTCGTATCTCATAGTTTTATTTATTTATTGTTTAAAGTAATACCGTAGAGTACCCTTAAAACGCATTTTAAAGCGTTCTAAGAATACTTAACGATAAAGTTATATAATGTATCCATTAAGGGTATAACTGCAACACCACTTACAAGGCGTTAGTAATAACGTAAATTACAGCTAGTATAAGGCTAAGAGGTATTAATATCATAAAAAATAACTCTACTGCATTGAAAAACATTTCAATAGTATTATTAAGGAATTTCTTCATAACTTTATTTACCTCCCTTGCCCCTTATATTTCTTCTTATACAACTTACTACTTGTCAATACACTGTTCTTATTCTTTGAATGAACACCTTTTCTATTTATTTTCTTTTTTGCTAACATATTATTATATTGTTTTTAAGTGAACGTTATTACTACCACAACCATCACACTTGTAAGGGTCTTCTGTCTTAGAGTAAAACAGAGTCTCAGTATCCTTGTTATAGGATAGCTGAGGTCTGCTACTCGCATTGTAACGAAAGTCTTTATAACAATCCCTACAATTTAGTATTATTTCAACTTTCATATTAATAAGTTACTTTAGCTGAAACATTTCTAGGTGCTGTACTCTTGCCGCCAAAATAAGGATAACACTTTCTAGTTATTCCTTTAGGCTCAGTACCCTGCATCATCCACCCAAAACTATCAGGTGAGTCAGTTGGTTTAATCCAAAACTCCCACACTCCAAGTGAGTCATTCCAAAATAACTCAGCTTGATACTCTCTATCAGCATCTATAAGGATGGGAATCTGTTGTTCTGTTCTCTCACCATTACTGTAAACATATCCAGCCATAATGAATTTGTTATGCTCAACGTCAGGCTGAAAAACTAATCGTGATGAGTTCCTGTGTATTGAGAAGAACTCTGATACACCACCCAACTTATTCCAACCTGAGTATTCTATAGAGTCTCTTTCATACCACCAGTTACTGTTTATCTCAAATGTACCTCGCCATTTAAAAACGAAAGGCTGTAACTTACCTATATTTAACTTGGAGAAATGATCTCCTTTATCTACCTTGTACTTCATTACTTTTGTTTTAACGTTATTATTACTGTTTATAACTACTATTACCTTTCTTGAAAGAAAGTCTCTTAGAACGCTTTAAAATAGCCTTAGCGTCCATTTAAATGTCTATCCTCAATGTCAGCTAACACATCATATAACTGTTGTATTTCGCTTTCTAACATTAAGTCTTGTTTGTAGGGTACAACTTGTATATACCCTTTTCTCACTGATGCTAGTTTAATTGAATTGTTATGAGTTCCGTATGTAACGTATGCAACACTTTTTGCACTTCGTGTTAACCTTACATACTTGTTAACTTTAACCCAATTACTATGACCAGTCTTCATCATACGTATTATAGCGTAGACTAGTACGCTTATCTCTCTTAACTCCATCATCTGTTTGTATGTCCTATTTGCTTGTGACTCTTGATAGTTATTTGCACATCTTCTTTAGTTGCTTTAGACTTGAGTATAGCCTCTCTCCTTTTTTTAAATGCAATATAGAGTAATTGCTCATACTCATCCTGAGAACTCCGTATTAAACTTTGGAGTTCATCAGGTGAATCTATCTCAGAAGATATAAACCAAGTAGATGCCGAATAATAAGCACTACCTTTATCAATAAGGAAGTCAAGCTCCATATAATGAATGGCTCTTCTCTTGTCAGACATACTAGTAAGGTCTTAACTCAGTTGTATGACTACGACTCCTAGCCCTTGAATAACCTCCACAAGAATTACATTCAAATAAGTCGAAAGTACTAGCAGCTGTACGGTGCTTTTCTTTAGACAATACAATGTCGTGACTTCCACACTTGTGACAAACGTTATTACTTGTTTCTTGGAACAATGCCATATTTGGATGATTCTTTATCCATCCTCTAATAGCAAAGTATAACTGCTCAGTGATAAGAACGTCAACATCATTATACTCAGCCATTACATCCAATGCTTTTTTAACTCCGTTGTGACAGTCCATCCACAGTTGCATACCAGTATGCTCTAGCTTTCTATCTAAACCAAGAATCTTATTAGTCCAATCCATTTTGTTATATGTATTAGCAAAGTTTTGCTTAACAGTTCTGTATAAGTCAATTGATTGGTAAGGTGTAGGCTTAGGTAATCCAAACTCTAAGAACTTACTATTCATTTTCTTCTCATCAAATTTAATTGAGTTGTAACCGATAATAATATCAGCCTCGTTAAACAGTTTATGAATATCAATAACCATTTGTTTGTCGTCTCTAGCCTTAGCTTGAGCAGGAGTTAGCACGAAGTTGTGAACATCCTTTTCTCCTAACCACTTGTAACTGAAACTTAGCATTGTCCAATCATTTATTATATTGACTGGTGCAATGTTGGTATTCCAAACATTCCAAGTTGTAGCTACAATAGGTAGACACTCAATATCCATAACCAATACCTTTGGCTCACCATTCACATACACTTTCTCTCTAGCAAATCTGATGTACCTTTCAATTGTAGAGTACGTTAAATCATACTCTCTAATAGTACCATCCATTCCTATGTCGTTAACCGACTTAGAAATTTCTATTGCTCTCTCTTTGTTAAACCCCTTCATATTATTTATTGTTTGTTACGCTTATTATTAACTCTGTTAACTCTTGTGCTAATTCTTTTTCTGAATCAGCTTCTAATTTCACATCATAAGATGATACACATCCCTCTACATCAGGTAATTCATATGTTAATGTAGTAGTCCATCTACCATTACTTTTCTCCCTCTGAGGAGAGTAACTGTAATTTGCCATAATCTATAGTTTTTATTATATTTAAAAAATCATCTAATTGTAAAGATACAACTGTACCCTTGTTGTTACGTTTATGAAATACCACGCTTATACCTTTTTCAAAGTCTAGCTTAGCTGCTTCCATATCTGTAAGAGTTTGGTGAGCAGAACCTAAAGCCTCAACAGCCTTGCATTGAACTCTCCACATTCCAGTATAACATATATCAACTTTCCTATCATCAAGACTCTTGCTCTCGCTCCTACTACTAACAGCACTAGGATACAAGGGCTTTAGTTTCTTGATTACGTCAAGTTCGTAAGCTATACCTTTCTTCCTTGCGTTAATGATGTTACCACCTTTACGCTTAGGCTTTCGTGCTTTTGCTTTTGACATATCTTCTCTTTTTAACTGGAGGATTATACTTAACTTCGAGTTCAACTAAAAACTCATACTTGTACTCATAGCCTTTCCAAGTAGTAGGATTAAAATCATCTAGGATAATCTTACCGTCCTCGATTAAACCAACACGTCTGCTATTATATGTAATGTTTGTTGGCTGTCCGTTTTTTGGGCATATCAAATAGAAGCTACATATACTCACGCTCTTTGTGAACTTGTTGTTTATAGCTTTGTCAATATATCCCATAAACGCAATTTGCTTTTGACTATTCATCTGCTTGACCTTTCTTTTTAAATAATCTAATTATTAATTCAATTCCATCTACTACTAAAAGCATTGGAATCATTACTGCTACTGCTAATATAAGGAATGTTAATAAAATAACAATACCAAACAATCTACCTATCCTCTTCATATATTCTAACTTTAATAAGTTTGTAATAATATCTAGATGCTTTATTACCCATAAAGATTGCTGATATGTTTGCACCTATAAAAACTATACTAACACCAATCCATTTTATACTTCTAATCAATGTATCCATCATTATCATTTATTTGTTTGGCAACCAAGTTTTTACCAGTCCTTGTGCCGTTGTTTTTATTTATAACTAAACTGCAACGAAATGCATCTTGTGTACCTAACTCATACACAGCAGCAATATACTTTAGTGACAAGTTATCAATTGCCGTATGGAAGAAGTTAATTGGATTCTTTACTTTATAATTTATATCATAAAATAACTCCATACATCCAAGTAGACAATCTGACGCTAACATATCAACTTTCCATTTAGCTACACCTCTAAGTCTGGCTTTGCAGGTGTTATTTGCAAGTGAGAGAAGATCTGCTCCGAACTCCTCAGTTATTGAGCCAAGCCGTCTGCTTACCTCATAGTTTGTATTAAAATCATTTTCATTCATCTTCTGTTTTGTTAAATTTAAGCTCCGTAAATAAGTGTTTTACTATACTGATAGGTATTACTGCATCACTACCATTTGTTTCTCTATATGATATAATCTCAGTCGCTACTCTCTGCACATTAAATATATAGATTCCGTCTGTAGTCCATAACAAACCTCCATCCCTACCTCTAAGTTCAGCACCACTCACTTCGAATATATCTCCAAGCGGACTGTCCTTATCTATGATAGTTAGATGTTTAACTTTACCATCCATTTCAAAGGTTACAAAATCGATTGTCTTGAGTAACGACTTATCAACATAAGAATGGAAGAATATGTCTGTTGCTCCATACTGGAACATAAGGATAAACCTTACCATTTCTTGATTATACTTCATATTATTTAGATGTTTCTAGATTATATGGAACTGCTTTAGACCATATAGGTTTATTATTTTCTCCTAACTGATAGTATCTCGATGAGTAAATATCGTAATACAAACTAATCTTCCCAACCTTTCCTAACGCTTTAGGTTTAGCTTTAAGTACTTCTATCCTTGTTTCGTTAGGTGCAAACACATCATCTGTGTCAGGGTCTATCACATTGTGTGGCGGTCTCCAAAGTCCTAAGATGAATAATCCTTTACGACTAGCCATCTCTCCTCCAGCTACATCACTCATTTGTGGTGGTGGGTAATACCTAACTTTGTTTCCATTAACATCAACTCCCTCAGTTAAGGCAATAGCTTTAGTGTGGAATGCTACAAATGTATGTATCTTATACGCACTACTAAACTTTCTAACTCTTGTTAAGAAGTTACCTAACGCAAGATCTCTTGCTCCCTCTCCATATATATCCATATCTGTTATTGGGTCGATAACTGCAATATCTATCTTGATATCATTCTCTGTCTCAAGGTCTTCAATTGCTTTAAAATAACTGTTTGCCGTAAGGTCTTGATGCATAGGGTCTATAACGAAGAAGTGTTCAGCCATCCAATCAATAGCTTCGTTTACTTCCTTGTCAGTCTTCTTACCTCCATTATGCTTTAGGAATGGCTCACGTAGTTTAGCCCACAACAACTCGTTGTAAACATCTACTGCACTCCCAGTTTCAGGTGTGAATATTGCTACTTTGCAATTTTCGAACTCAGCAAGATTCATTGTTAACTCATATGTTATAGCAGTTTTGCCAACGGCAGGGGGAGCTACAAAGTATGTAGTCCCTCCCTCCTTGACAGAGTAATGCTCGTACAAGTCAGCAAATCCTGCCCAACGTCCTTTCTTTAATCCGTTCTTCCTTAAACTTAATAAGTTAGTACGAATCTCATCGTTCAGTGGGTGAATTACTTTCCTCATATCTTACAGTCCCAGCTTAGATTGAATATCAGAAGAAACGACATACTTTGTAGTGATATCATTTAATGTACCACCAGCTTTAACAAACTTTACTATATCATCCCACTTTGGGTGTGCTTCAGTTAGCACTGGTTTGCTATCTACTCTCTTCTTAGGTGCTTGTGATTGTGCCTTAGTGTTTGCTGTTGAATCAAAATCAAGCCCATCCTCAGTTATATCGAATGCAAACATCATTAAGTATCTGCTACTGTATGTATTAAGACCACCAAGTTGCTGTGCTAGGTTTGTAGCTTTAATCTCAGGGATAGCTGTTACTTGATTAAATGTAATTGACTCACCACTATCTATATCTGACACTGTGAGCGAAGCGTAGATATCTCTATTAGCATCTCTCTGTGTGTTAAACATAGTCACCAAACCATTCTTTGAACAAGCGTCCTGAACCAGTTCAGTTATTTGTGATGGTAGGAAGTACTCGTAGTTAGAAAATGTATTCTTACCTTTCTTCTTAACTGTTGTGTTCCTGATTATTTGTTTAGCTTCTGCTAACTTCTGTAAAACTTTTGTATTTGTCATCTTTTTTTGTTTTTATCGTTATTGATTTTAAAAAAGCAAGGGGAATCACACCCCCTTGCATACTCACTTGATTAATGTTTCACACTAAAATGGTAAAGCGTTATCGTCCTGTTGAGAGGGCTGAGCTATTGGTGCTGTGCTTGATGCAGCTCCAGCTCCGTTAACATTCCACATATTAACTTGCATATATGGGTCGCCACTTGCGGCTGTTAATAGGCTTACGTTAATATAACCACTGTCTGTGAAATACTTTCCTAACTCTTCGTACTGCTCTCTACTCCAAGATAGCTCTGTTACTTTTCCAAACTTTAACTCTTTTGTTTTTGCGAAACCAGTGTAAACTTTTTGTGAATTGCTCATAATAATTTTCTTTCTTTTTTAATCGTTAGTCGGCAATATTGCCTAATATTTATAATCGTAATCTTAATGGTAATCTACTTGTCATCATTAGTTGGTGCAACATAGTCAGGATGGTTAGGCTCTCCCTCTAATCGAAAGTTTCTCCAATCATCTACTACATCATTCATCTCAACTACCCAATCTCTAAAGTTCTTGCCATTCATATACTGGGGCAAGTGATACTGTCTTAATTTAGCATCCTCTCCACGAATACAAGTTACAACATATCCTTTAGAATTAATAAACTCTTTTGACTCTGTTGGCTCAGTCAATGGATTAAATTTTTTCTTTCTTTTTGCCATAATTAAATGTTTTTACTTTTAGTTAAACTTAATTTTTTTTCTTCAATGTAATCAATAAATAAATTTCTCATACCTGCGTCTATCCTCACATCCCATATCGAAACTTCTTCATTATGGTTATGTCCAATAGGCATTAACATAGCTTCAGTATTAGTATCTTTGTTCTTAAACATTGTACTATCCTGTTCAGAGAAGGACTCCCAATTATTCGAATCGGTAAATGTCTCGGCTATAAATACTCCAAAGAAGTCAAAGACCTCATCAAGTGATATACCGTTATCTCTACCGACTGCGATAAGACTGAAATTCCTACCATTGTGATTGGGTTCTAAAATCTTACCCAATTTCTTTTTGTTTAATTTGGTGCGTCTAACACCTTGTTTTAAAAAACTGCTCATTACTTTATATATTTTTGTATCTCCAAATGAAACCACCAGCTTGACTTCTTTCTCCTCTTGCACACGAGCTAATATTACCATTCTCAACACCTGTCTGTCTTTTAGCTTCATTTAGTGATTCAAACTCATCAATAACAATACCCTCTTTTGTGAGTTGGATGATAGGCTTCTTAGGATTGTTATGTATACCACTAACAAGAGCGTGATTCATATTTTCTTCAAATGTATTCCAATCCAGATTATCGACTCTATTATCATCTTTTATTCCATTTATATGATTTACAGTAATTTTGTTTAATGGATTATCAATAAACGCATTAGCCACCAATCGATGAACTGGCATTGATTTCTTTCCATCGTCGTTAATTAAAGACACTACTTTGTAACCATAACTATTACTTACGTTTTTTAGTATTCTTCCATTAATCTTATTGAAAATGAAACTCTTAACTCTTCCAAGATTAGATGCTTGATAGCCATCAAAACCATCAATATCTTTCCAGATTTCTGACATATATTACCTTTCTTTTTATTTGTTATTATTACTATACCAAGAATCGTGCCACTCTGTTCAATTTAGAATATTTTTACTAACATTTCTTATGTAATCTATAATACTAAATTGATTTCCAGTTGGTTGGAAATCCATATGACCCTCATCATCAATTGACATTACGGAAACTCCTTGCCATTGTGACAAATGTAATGTAAATAATTCATTAGCCACTGATATCATATAGCTAACGGTGTAGCCATAGACATCATACTCTACGGATGTGGAATCATTGTCAACTCGCTCTATTAGTTGAACATCATCATCGGGAAAATCTAAAGCTAACTCTCCAATCACTTCTAACTGCTCATCAGTTAGTAATCTAACATCTGTATTCATTATTTCTTTTTTTTAATTCGTTATTTATTATTTAAACTGTAATGTGTTAAACTCACTTATATTACTGTACGCACTATCTACTAATCCACAGATCTCAGTTGAACCAAAGTCTGTGCTTTCATATCCCATTATAGCATTAAGACACACTGCCTTATCAACGCCATATCTATTTAATTGCCTAGCTAATACATAACTTGAATGGTTACGCTTACCAGTTATCATTGGGAACTTACCTCTCCACCATTTCAGAATCCCATTCAATGTAGCATCTCCATCAACAGCTCTGCTACTTGTGAATATCTTCCGTTCTTGTGGTTTCTCATCAGGAATACTTAATGAAAATACATTATGATTAACAAATATATCACTATCATTAGATACATATCTCAATCTTGACAGGTTCGATGTTGCATTATCAAATACAAATCCTGTATGAAGTTCATATAGCATCCTTGTGAAGTTGTAGGTGTTTGACTTCCATTCCTCAACTAAAACATATACTGCTAATCCTTTGCCACTACAAGACTTATGAACTGCCAAAGTATATGGAATTTCTCTTAGCGTAATTACTGCTTCTGATAAATCTAAATCTTCGTTACCATTATAATCTAAATCAAGCACTATAACATTTGTGAACTCCGACTTTAAATCGTTATCTTTTCTCGTTCTGAATACGCCACTAGTAGTTACTGCAGGTATTTTCATCTTCAGCTCCTTTGCTTCGTCACTACTCTTGCCATACATTTTAATTGCGTATCTGTATTTAGATACCTGACTACAACTTGAGTTCTGAATATCGTAGAAGTAGTCATCCAAGGTTAACACTCTATCTACATTAGTATCATAGGTATTCTTATATCTGCCAATTGATTTGTCTAGTATATACATTATAATATTTCTTTATAGGTTTCTCTTAATATCATAGCAGTCGCTTTATCTAAACCCACACTCATTAAGTGGTTATAGAAGCACATATAATCTCCTTCGAAGAAAATGGCTATCTTGCCATCAGCCTCTTCTACTTTGACAAATTCTGCATTGTCATCATTCATTGTTTCTTTAGTTATCTGTATCATTTTACTATTTATTATTGGTTAATACTATATGTTATATACATTATAAAAGTCTTTAGGAATATCTATTACATTGTAGTCATCTACAAGGTGTAATAATCTATAAGTAGTTGTCATCTCCAGTAACCACTTACTGCCATATTGACTCTTATAAAGTCTAGAGACTGCCAAAATCATCTGCCATCTTGTCTTACCTGTAAGTAATTTAGTTGACTTTGCAACTCCCATTCCTCGTATACCCTTGATGTTGTCAGCCTTATCCCCCATTAACATCTGTATAGCAAAGTTAAGGTTAGCTTCATCTTGGTTAGTTGTTATAATCTCACTCTCGGTGACCTTTTTACCGAAGCTCCTTGACCACTTATAAACTAATCCCTCTTTTGTTAGGAAGTCTTTATCAATTGAACATACGATAGGCTCTTTACCCTCTTCTTTAAGCCATTTAGCAGTTGCCACTATACTGTCATCAGTCTCACAGCCATTAGATACAAAAGCACCCCAGTACTCTCTTATATGCGTTTTGATATCATTAAATAGTATAGGCTTCTCTGTACCCACTCTATTAGCTTTATAGTTTTTATCAATGTGGTATCTAAAATTATTCTTGCCACCTATGAACAACATATATTCGAATGCTTCAGACTCTTCAAGTATTATATTGACTTTGTCTTGTAAAACTTTCTTGGCTATATGTAAATCATATTCGCCCATTCCGTATGATGCTAACCACACAAGTACATCAGCATCTATTAACGCTACTCTTTTCATTATAAGTGCCCTCCATATATTAGTGTTCCATCATCATTAGATACCTCATATCTATACTCAGTATCCTCTTCAATATCTGTCCAACCATCATCACTATTAATACCATTACCATCTGAATATGGTATCTTGTGTAGCTCGTCCTCAATGTTATCAGACCATAATTCCTCATTATCATTAACATACTGCTGAACATTATCTGTATCAACATTATCAGGTACATCAATCGTGTACTCTACATTTTTGTAATAAACCTTTCTATATTTAATCGTTACTGTTTTCATTGTTATGTTATTTAATTATCAATGTACTTTTCTGCACCACCATTATACTTCATATCTTCAATATGGTAATAGTGTTCTTCATATAGTAACTCATTGTGAACAAGTTCCTCTATTGCGTCTCCTATGATATCTTTAAATATGGATTGTTGTTCTATACCAACGATATCATTCAAGTCTGAATCGTTTGTAGACCACTGTCTATCAAGTTCATCAGTTAGTTCAGGTAGAAAATCAAGACTTTCATTAGCTATAAGATCATTGAATGAACAATCTTTTTTTCTCATTACAAATTTAGTTAGCCTATCTTGAGCATCCTCATAGATATCTAATCTCCATTTCATTTCTCTGTTCATAACTGTTCGTATCATTTATATTGACTTTAATTTGTCTGTCTTATCTAACCACAATCTCTTATCTCTTAATGATTGCAGTGTACTGATGCCGTTGTCTTTAAATGTCGGCATTGGATGTAAGGAGTTAATTGACAAGTCCCATATCATATCCTCACCTATCATTGTTGCCGTATCATTTACATTACGAAGGTAATCTGATGTATAACATACACCACAAGTGTATCCATTATCGCCACTGTAAATAATTGGAGTCCATCCACTCTTAGATATTCTATCTCTATTAATATATAGATAGGATTTAAACTGCTCAATAGTCATTAACTCTGTGTGAATGTCTACCATCCATTTTTTACTGTTAATAACTGCCACTGTATTAGCATCTGCTATACTTTGTAGGTGGTCTACATTTGAATTAATCTTCTCTTTTGTCATATTACTTTCTATTAGTGTGTATATAATGTAAAACTTTCAATCTATCCTCTAAATCTTCAATATGTTGCAGTAGTACTATCGTGTAGTACTCAGTATCAACATCAAAGTCTTCCTTTTTATTATTAAGGAATGTTTTAGCATCCTCAATAATCGTGCCATAATCTTCTTCTGTCATATTTATATTATTAAAGTTAGTTCTCTATTAGTTATAAGCCTATACTCAGATATTATGTCATCACTCATCTGAGAGTCTAGTGGTACTGCCATTAGGTCTGTCAAATTACCAGTCCCCATTATCTGTAACAACGAATCATATTCAAGTGCATCCCAATCTATTATGTCATACAACATAGTGTCTTTATCCGAATGCTCATATCCAGTTCCGTAATCGTAGGTATCTATAAAACTCGTATCGCTAACTAACTTACTATTTGAATTGCTTATATACTCGTTCTCTCCTAAAGCCCTTATGCAATGGTAGGTAAACATTATGGAATTCCATAGTTCATTAGTATCAATAACTTCATCATCTGTATGGTGCAAATAATATCCACAACTAACATTAACACAACTAACACCTATACCATCTGACCATAACCCAATTGAATCGGTTATTAATCCCTCAGTATGATTAAAACTATATTCATCCATAATGTTCTCCACTTTGTTTGCAAACTCATCTGATATTGTTGGTTCACCACCATAGATAGATATGAAGTCACTTGCTCCCCACCTGTCTAACTGTATAATATATCCAACATCATTAAACCAATCTGCATCAGCATTACCACTTCCAATAAGACCAACCTCTTCTTGTGTAAAGAATACTGCTTTGATATTATCGAATTTCTCAAGCATAAATAGGTTAGTAAATATTCCACACTTGTCATCTCCACCAACTCCAACTTGTTTAGCACCACTAAACGCTGACAACATTAAGTTCCCATCCTTACCTTTTGATGACATCACCTTAAACTCTTTGTGGATGTCGTGTACTGTATCCAAGTGTGATGCTATCATTGGGTACATATCTGATTTACCTTTAGTTGCTAATACATTACCAATTGCATCGGTTTCATATGGAATATTCCTATCATCCAACCAACTGCATACATAATGATACATCATTTTCTCATTGTTTGATGATGATTGTATGTTAGCTAACTTTATTAAATCATTTAATCTGCTTGTCGGCATACCATTTTTTGGATTTAGTGCCACTTTTTTGTTGCTATAACTCATTATTATTTTTATTTTTAGTTTAAAGTATACTCGTCTTTTTCTTCATCATAATCGCAATCTGACTTTAATGCATTCGTGCCATCAGCAAGTTCAATAACATCATCGTCCCATTTAGAAGCAAAGCTTCCATCGTGTAGCTCAATTGAATTTTCTGGTCTAACAAATGTATCGCTATGCTCACAGTATATAATGTCATCAAGGTGTACATACTCGCTTTCATCTTCAACCCAAGCTACATAGTCAAGGTAAAAGAATTCATTTCTATCAGGAACATAAGCTAAATTGTGATCACTTTCCATAAAGTCCTCTGATATAAATTCATAACTACCATTAATCAAGACTTCATTAGCATTATCTCTAAATTCCATATCCTCTTCGAGACCCAACCAAACTGTACATTCATTACATCCCTCTTCATCAGATCTGCCTACCCATACAACATCATCTTCATCAACAGGTTCACCACAATTGTGACATTCTCCACCACTTTCAAGCCTTGTCAACTCATCAATTACATCATAACCTTTATATCTATCCTGAGACACTAAGAATCCCTCTTTAGTATAGAATTTTAATGTATCTACATAAGGTGCTTCACTTGAATCTCCGTCAACCACATTTGCAGTCCTGAATAAACTTCTCTCTTCGCCATCTTTATCCACTATACTTTCACTTGAATGACTTTGGTCTTTTTTGTGCCACCAATTTTTATTCTGCGCATACTTTTTATAAGCATCTTGTGTAGCTTCAGTTCCGTATACCCTATCCATCATTGTGCATTCCTTAATTTCTCCATCTTCTTCTATTACGATGTCCCAAATTAATGCTCTAGACTGCAAATGACCATCGCCATTCAGTGTGTATGCAATTTTTGCATTACCATCATAGAAATCTAAATGTTCTGATGTTGAATTGTAACTCTCTTTGTTCATACAACTGCTTCTCAATGTACCACTCCCTAATTCAGCAGTCTTTATATTATATGTTTTACTGACTTCATCTGAAATAAGTATCTCAACTTGCTTCGGCTTTAACGATGTAGCTAATATTTCTAAATACCTATCCTTAACCTTAGTAATTGTATCAGCATCTAATATATTATCATCAACAACATTAATGCATTCACTAAAGTTCCTAAGAAATTTACTTATTTTCATTGACTGTCGTCCCTCTCTTCGCCACCTCCTATTTTCTGTCATATCTTGAAGCCCATTATTGTAAGTTATACTATCATCTCTAAGTGTATATGAATTACCATTTCCTTTAGTCTTAATCTTAACGCCTATTGTTGTTGCAGTTGAACGACCTAGTGTAAGCATAGGTAGTTTAAAGTCTACATCATATGATGTTCCTGATACCTTAATAGACTTTATTCTTAATGACTCGGTGGATATTCTGCTTATAAGCCTAACACTCATCTCTTCACCATCATCATAGTCCCATACACCCTCATCAGTACGAAAGTTCTTAGGTGACTCAAATTGATAGTTCCAAACCTTTAGGAATGAATCCCTCGTGCTAACAACCTCTCCTTTAAATCCACATAGTATTGACATCAGGTAATCTTGTCTAGCCATTTCTCCGTCAACGAATCCAATCCATTTATTTGGCTCATAAGGTATAGTCTGAACCAATATACTCGCTTCACTTCGCAGTATATTATATAATGATGAATACACTTCGTGCGTTGCAAATCTAGTTGTATAACCATCTTCCCAATTTCTTGATGTAACTTCGTTTAGTAGTTCTTTTACAACCCTATTATCTATCGCTTCAAATATATCTCTATATCCAATAGCCTTATAATAGTTTGTTGTTAGACTTCTCACTAATGTAATAGCATTTAGTGATTTCATCCCATTGTAATAATGTGTTTGTATCATTGTAATATATTTTAAATTATTTATAAGTCATAAGTATGTCATCAGAATCTATCACAAGGCTATTTTAAGCCGTTCTAACGAACTTTCTATTGTAAATGGTACATTGTGTTCACTTACATTAATTTTAATCTTAAATCGAATCTATTGTATGCAATATAGTTTATTGTATGCAATATAGTTTATTGTATTAAATATAGTTTATAGTTATACTATAGTTATAGTTATACTATAGTTATAGTTATACTATAGTTATAGTTATACTATAGTTATAGTTATACTATAGTTATAGTTATACTATAGTTATAGTTATACTATAGTTATATATAAATAGGAGTAGTAGTAATCTATTATAATTCCTATACCCCAAAATATAAGTTACCTGTAATGTCATACCAAAAGTATGTCACTACAATCAATTTTAAGGCTATTTAGAGCCGTTCTAATGGACTTTCTCCTAGAAGTAGGGTAATGTATCCATATAAGGTGTAAAGTAGCTTAAATGCAATATTACATCATAGCAATATAGGAGGATGCTATCCAATATATATCGTATAGTCTAAACCAATCTCCCTCCTCACTTTCTATAAGCCTAATTATAATTGTTTTCATTTCATATATTCCCTTTCTATTTTAATGCATCCATTACAGCGTGAATAAATAATAGTATAATTCCTAATGGAATAAATATTGCAAATACAATTTCACTTGCATTATATACTGCCTCTAAAAAATTCTTAAACATTTTATTCATAATTCTAGTAGTTTTTTTGTTAAAATTATCCTAGTATGTCATAAACATCTAGTACATAGGTATCTCCATTGCGATTAGCTATCTTCTTTTCATCTAATTCGGATAGAAGTTTGCGTAGGTCTGATATTTTATCATTACATCCATCAAAACTCTTTAAAAGTTCTGCTTCAGCCTCTTGCATTGATTTGAATATATACATAATTATATACCCCCATTATTAAAAAGTTCGTTATTAATTTCATCATAGAATGTATCTTCTATGGCGTTTTCAATTATCAAATTGTTCAGGTGTGTATGACTAAAGCCATCCTGAACGAACGAGTCCCGTATTGAATTGTTCATAATAGTATTTGTTTATTAGTGTAAATTATTTATTGATATATTTGTGAGCGTGATGGATTTGCACCATCTAATTTGTATGAATATCATACCTACTCGCCCTAAGTTTTCGCCATAAGCGATATACTGAAAATCTTTTTTCTGTACTCGGTTAACCTTTAATATTACAAACCATAAATTGACTGTGTTAATACCCTCCGTTACCTTGCTTAGCTAGGTTACATTTTATCTGATGTAATATCTCAGGGGTTTATAGACTCCTTATATTCGCATATATTCCGTGCTTATTACCATTCAGCAATGGTAAAATAAGTAGAGTCCGAAAATACTATTTTCTATTATCAATGCGCCCACATATAAAAGTATGAAGGGGTATCGCATAACCTTTTGGTGTCCTAATGTTGCACTGTTGTAACAGTCCGAACACTTTGCCAATTGCAATTATAGGTATCATTAACCTGTAATCGTTTACCTTTTTTCTAAGCCTTATGCTTATTTGGTAGGTAAAAAGTATTTCCAATATGTCTGTAAATCAATCCCTTAAAAGTTTTTTGTTATCGTTGATAATCTTACTTAAAAACAATCTTAATAATTTACAATGAACGGCAATTTTTTAATCTTCAGTTACCTCAGTTTTCCTTAGGGTTTAAATAACCTACTGTTTTCTACCACCTCAAGCCCATTACAAATTAATGTAACAGGCTGTGGAGGTTTTGTGTGGGTGCTAGTCGCACCGATTTAACTAGGTCAATTTAATGCCTTTTGCTTCGAAGCTGTCAACCTGAGCATTTAAAAGCTCTAATTTCTCACTAGCTTTTTTTAGCTTGTCGTTATTAGTACTAATCAATTCCTTTACTAAGGGAAATGATGTTTTTTTGTAGCTTTCCTTTAAATCACCTATAATAGTCTGTATTTTATCAATACTTTTTATTTGGGCTGTTACCTTGCGATTGAGCTTTTTGGAGAAGTAAGCATATAAATTTGCTTCAAGTCCCTGAACAGTAATCATATTTTGTTGATATTGAGAAACCGAAATATAAATTTTTGACAGTGTGGTAAGCATCTCAGCAATATTTGAGTAGCCATTGAAGTCAAAATACATTGTTTGGGCTAGGGAATTATAAGATATTTTGCCAAATTCTGTTTTTACTTTTGTACCTTTTAAGTAAGCTGTGAAGTCAGCATCTAGCCCATTTACTGTTAATGCCATATTCCTAATTTTGCCTAGGGAAGTATAAGCCTCTTTTAATTGTTCATTTGAAATTTTTAACTTTTCGTTTAAACTTTGTTGAGTTAGTGTTGTTAGTGTTTTCATTGTGTTTACTGTATTATTAATATTTGTGTTATTAGTGTTATTTGTGTTTTCTGTTGTAATCGTTTTTTGTGTTTTCATCGTTATTATAATTTTGTGGTGTATACTAAAATAATTATCAGCGTTGGTACTACTAGCAAAGATACTAGTTCTACGATTTGGACTGTCTTTTTCAATGTTTTCATTTTTATTTTTTTTAGTTGGTTAAAATTATTTATTTATTTATTTATTTATCATTTCGGTGGTGTATTGATGTTCTAGCAAATTCCAAAACATCCTGCCACTCATATTCACGAAAACTTTTGTCACCTCTAACTACAAATAAACCATTGTCGTTTATTGTGGTATAGCATCCATCGTGATAATCTATGTTTAATAGTACGCATCCTAGTGGTGAACCTTTTAATACCTGACTGTCACATAGTTCTAACCAAAATTCATTGGTTAGCAGTTCTCTTTGTGAGGCTGTAAGTTGGTTTAGTGTGGTCAGTGTTTTCATTGTTACTTTTTTTAGTTAGTTAAAATTATTGTTGTTAATTATGATGCAAACATACGACAAAACTTAACACGAGTCAAGGGATTAGGTAAACTATTTTATAACTAACTGATAATCAATAGGCTATTTTACTAACCAATAGACAACAAAAGAGATTGCTCATATGATTTAAGTACTAGCCAACGATAAAACACAGTAAAGACGGGAGCTAAATCGGAAAAACGAGGCTTGGGTTATGC